AATATTAATGAATAAAGAATACACAATATTCGAAGCACTTTTAATCGAGGCAGAATATGCACAGAATATGAAAGCAGAAACATTATTACATCAAGTGTTTGGAAAAGCTGAAATGGCTTTTAAGTTAGGAGCGATAACTTCTTCACAGTTTCTAAAGCTTAATACTGAAACACTTGAGTTTCTTTATTCTATTTGTAAATAATACAATTCCTTGTAGGTGGGGTGGTCAAACCTTCAGTCCAACACAAAGGAGGTGAACACACATGATAGTACTTAACTACGTTCTAATCGTACTCTCCCTAGCACTCTTTATTTACTCCGGAGATACGAACATACTAATCGCAGTAGGTCTGTTCTCAATCGCACAATCGATAACAAACCTCAAAGTAAACATCCATAAGAAATCTCGCGATTAGTAACAAGGCGGTGGAGTCAAAACGGCTCCACCGTTCTTACGTTATTAAGGCTTAATCAAAATTCCAGCTTTAAGCAAATTCAGCATAAGCACATTCTGTTCAGCTGTTCCTTTATAATCAAGGATTCCATTCACAGCCGCAATCTTTTTCCTGTACTCATAACTTCCATCGAAACCGATACTTTCTAAAGCTTTGCTGATACTCTCTCCGTTAAACACGTCATTCAGAAACAGTTCGTACAGTTCTTTTGGATGCAGACTTAAAATGCTTTCGTCAAACGCGTTAAGGTCAACTTTCTGTTTGATTCCATCCACAAAACCTTTGCTCGTATACTGCCAACCTATCTGATTCGGTAAATTCGGGTTCAAACTTCCCACAGGAATATCTTCCTCAATAGGGTAAGAATTTATTTTATTATCGTGTGGGTATCTAGCCGCCCACACAATAGGCTGTAATTTAAGCACTTCTTCATGATTAAAATTATGTTCATTCCAGAACGATAATCCAGTATACAATCCGAACTTATAACCTGCTTCTTTGATTGTATTAGCTTCAAGGCATATAAGATTAGTTAATCTCTCGGAACCTAATTTTCTTAAGCTATCGTCTTCTACATCTATATAAATAATTTGAACATTATTTTTAGTACTTTTTGTTAGAGATTTTATTACACTTGTAATTTCCTCATAAGCATCTGCCTGATTCGTCGCATACATGTATTTGTATACATCATATGGAATACCATACAGTTCACAATTAGCCGCATGAATATAAAACTGAGTATCAGGTTTGTTGTTTTTTGTAGTAGCTCTTAAAATAGCATACTCAATATTTTTGTGCGCCTTGTTCCAGTCAATATCTACCTGGTTCGCACTTAAATCTACACCTTTAATCATGTAAGTTTTCCTCTCCTTTCTTATTTATCTTTCCTCTGACTTCTTTAACATACTGCGTTAAAAAATCAGGAATTGGAACACCTAGCTTACTAACATTTTCAAGAATACTGAGCAACTCATTAAGAATAAACCATACCGTTACCAGCAATCCGAAAAACATCCTTATTGAATACTGAATGTTCATAAGATTCAAGCTGTACATTATCAGATAATCAAAAAACATAGCCACTGATATCACGCACAAATAACCCACCTTTTTGATTATCCCTTTAACACCAGCTTTAGAACTCAGTCCTTCCACACTTCCATTTGCGATACATCCGCTAATAAAATCTATCACCATACAGCATAGCAAAATCACCATAACCGGGAACATAGCTTCTGTTTCTGCCATTATCCACGCAAGTAATATTGTTACGCCACTATGTGTTGCTATATTCATATTTTTCATTTCCTCACCTCTTCGGTTTGTAATACCCTTCCCCAACAAAATAAAAAAGAGTATCTCTATACTTTACAATGTCATTACTAATACGTCTAACTTGCCACGGTAAAAAATACAATGGATTCTGTGTCATTTTAAGATAAAAATTTCCGTTCCATTCCCATAAGTATAAATATTCATTTTCTGGTTCAGGTTCAGGTGGTGGATCAGGTGGGGGAGTAGGGGGTTCAGGAGGGGGTTCAGGTTCTCCTTGAGCAAGCACCTGATACCAATACCATGCTTGACTTCCGCGTTTCGGCTGATTCTGATTGCTAGGACGCTCATAGTTTTTTAACCATGCGTCCGCTAAATATTTAACACACTGTTCGTCTGTCATTCCAATGCTTGTGTCAGGCGTATATTTTATAAACTCAGCAAATGACAATGGATATTTACTGGTAGGGTAATACTGTTCATGATTATCTAATTCCCATTGTATCCGTGCAAGTTGGTGCTCATAATTACTATAGTCTGTCCAGCCATTGTCTCTACACCAATTAAAGTACTTTGTTGCTGGTGTCCACTGAACCAGACCATAACCTCCACTGGTGTTTCCCGCATTTAATCCTTCCCAGATGCCCGGATTAAAAGTACTTTCTGTCTGCAAGTTACCGAACATTCCAGCAATCGCATATTCTGTCCATCCCATAGCCTTAAATAAAGGCCATAGTTCTGTAGCGTTTTCTGTCATGTCCGGTAACTGTAAGTATGCGTTACTAGTTATCATTTACCATAAACTAGCTGTGCATTGCTAAAACTTCCAGTAATATTATATAACCCAGTATTTCCAGAAATAAATTTTGAGCCATTTCCAGAAACACTTCCGGTACCTGCAAAAAATAATAATTTATATCCATCTTTTTTTGGAATAGACTGTGTAGTAGTAGAAATTGTCATAGAATCTACAACATAATTACTTTGTTTGGAAGTTTTTGCATAAAACCCGACTACACTTGCAAGCATAAATGTAGCGTTATTTGCCGTAGATGTGAAACCTTTATCTGTAATATTTACAATACAGTTTGTATTTCCAAAAGCGGCAGAAGAATATCCTCCAGAAGTAAGAAAAGTATATTCTTCATTGTCTACTGTTATTGTTTCGGGAAAAGCATAATTTCCAATTGTAGCACCGGGATTTCCAGTCCCATTGGCAGATGTTGATACTGCTAATAAATAATCTCCCGCTTTTGCAATACTTGATTCGAGCGCTGAGACTCTAGCGTCCAGCCCATTAATCTGACTCACATTCCCCTGCGCCTGTTGTAACGCGGCATTTGCATCCGTACTAGCCTGATTCGCCGCATTCACAGCCGCTGTAGAATTGGTATTAGCCTGACCAGATTTTGTAGCCGCATCATTTGCTTGAGTCAACGCAGTCTGAACTTTGGTTTCAATAGTATCAGCCAGTCCACTAATACTATCAACCTGATTCTGAGTCTCAGTCAAAGTTTCCTCAGCGTCCCCAATTCTCGCGTTGGCTTCATCCATTTTATTGGAGCCTTCACCAGCAGAATTTTTGTTGTCGTTCATTCCCTTGTCGATAATTCCCATTGCGTCATTAAAATCTCCAAGGAATGTGGGTTTATCGGTGTCGATGTACTGCGGAAGACTATAGTTAGGTGTTTTGTTTGTACTACTCATTTTGAATTCCTCCTTATAGATGTTCACGTGAAACATTTTCTATGCATTTTCCAGAGCGGCTATTCTCTGGTCTAAACCAGAAATGGAAATAGCAACGTTATTGTTTGCTTGCTGTGCTTGTGTAACCAGTGCAACCGATTTACTCACGCTGTCTGTCGCGTTGTTTGCATTTGTCAAAGCGGTGTTAGCAAGTGTAGCGGCGTTTGTAGCAACAGTTACCGCAGTAGTGGCGTTGCCGTCCTGTTCATGAAATTTTGCTTCTGCCAATGTTAACTGTTCCCTCATGTTAACATTAATGGAAACTATCTGTGCTACTCTAGCAATGATTTCATTTGCCCGCTGTAAAATCCGGTTTGCAAGTGTTCCATTGCTATTCATATCCGTATCAATTTCTGCGAAGTTTGCTGTCCAATCTTCATTGGGATATGGTGCGTCCATTTTGTTGTAAATTCCGAGCTTGTAGTATGGAGTCTGTCTTGTAAACATTAAGCTATCCCTCCCTTAAGAGCAACATTTTCGATGTACATAATTACGGGGGCTTCTATGATGTGTAAATCGTTTTCTGTTGTAACGTTTAACACATTTACGTTAAAGTCAACTTCCCATAAATTATGTTCTACGCTTTCCAGATAATTTCTGGAAACTGTTTGATAAGTTCCGCTGTTGCTTAATTTTGGTGCCACAATAGCGTTGATTAAATCTATGCGCTTCGCAGTAACAGGAAGGTCTGCTTTGATAAGATATGGAACAGTGCCTTCTGTAACTTCTGGTGCGTCATACGTTCCAGCAATTTTAAACTTTCTTTTGAAACCATTTGCTGAACGCTCTATCGTTTGTATATTATTTGTATCAAAAATCTGTATAGAACTTCTGTCCCAGAAATAAGCAGTTGCGTTATACTTTTTGTAGTCAGCATCGTTAAACTGTAAAATGTTATCCCTCTCACTTGCTGTAAGACACATTTTGTTGTCCATGCTGGCAACATCTTCTACAGCCGTCTGAATTCTTCCCCACTCTCCTGTCATGGGATTGTAAATCCGATGCTTGTATTTTTCGTACATGATTCTGTAAGCCTGAACGTCAAAAGCAATGGCTGTCATGTACAATTTCTGGAAGTCAGTCCCTACATTTCCAAACGCTTCAAACCACTCGTCGAATTGCGCCGCTGTAATTGCGTGCACTCTCAGTGCGTTCCACACATCTGTAACTGTGTTTCCAACGTGGTCACGCAATCCGGTTGTTGGATTATCGATGCGGAATCCATCTTCATTAATTTCGTCTACTTCCAGTCGCAGTTTGTCTAACTCTTCCTGAACCCACGTTCTTGTTCGTTCTATGCTGGAATCCACATAAGCAGTTAAGTTCTGCTTCATTATGTCCATATCTGCATAGATTTTAACAACGTCGCTTGCGTGCTTGTCACGAATATCTTTAAAATTAGCATCAACATACGTACGTAAATCTGTTATCATTCCCTCGATTCTCGTAACGTCTTTTAGATGCTCATTCCAGTAAAACGTGTCTTGCTGGTCTACATATGTACGTAATTCTGCAAGCGTTCTATCGTGATAATCTCGTAACTGGTCAATCACAGCCGTGAGTTCTATACGCAAAGCATCAATTGCCTTGTCTGTGTATTCCTCATAATTCGTTTGTAAATCTTCCAGATATTGTACAATCACGTTTACGTTGTACAGTATTTTACCGAGATTTTCTTCAAACGAAATTGACCAATCCCACGCAGACGGTAATGAAAGCCACGATGGAGGATTGCACACTTTTTTAGGTTTTTCTTTGTCCATATTTATACCTCCCTTCTAAAATGTAAAAATTTTGAGAAACAGTCCACGGCTTACTTCTCTAACCATTTCACCAATCACATCTGGTAGTGTATCTCGGTTTCTTTTAAGCACTTCTCCTTGCGGAATTGTGAAGCCTTTATGAGTAACCGTTTCTGTTAAATCTCTTTTACGTTCACCCTTGTCTGAAGAATTGGAATCGCTACTTCCACTGCCATTATCTGTTGTTATGTTAGTAGCGTAGTCCTCATTTCCTAAAGCGCTTTCCGGAGTGTCCTCATACACATTCTTGTTGGTATTTGTTGCACTGGTGTGCATGTTTCCAGAGTTTTCGGTATTTTCTCCTTCATTAACCGCGCGGCTAGTTTCGTCTGAGAATGAATTGAGCAAGTCAAAATCTTTCTGCATGATTTCATACAGCTTATTATAACGCCATATTACGCGTCTTATATTACCATTAAAACGTAACAAAAACATGGTAACACTTTCGTACTCAATTTCACGCATGAGGTTGTCAGTACAAAAAAGCTTGAAAAAATCATCTTTCATTTGCTGTGAAAAGAACTGAATATTTTTGTCAATCATGCCGTTTTCGGCTGTTGCTATTCGTTCCCATACCGGTATATCATATTCCGGTTTAAAGAAAGGGTATCTTCCTTCCTCAGCGTTTTGTTTAGCAAGAGCTTCAGGGTTTTTGTCCTGTGAATAATGATAAATTATGTCACGTAATGTTGTTGTATAATATGCCATTATTCGTCACCCTCTTTCTCTTTTGTTTCTCCTGAGCCATACCCTTCTCTGCCAGAGGTATCACTAGGCTGTAATGTTCCATCCACCTTAGCGAGTGCGTTTGCGTCAAATTCCACACTTATGTTAGTTCCAAACATTCTGTTAACCTGTTCGGCTCCAATTTCTCGGCTTCTCAATGCGTTATTTCTAAATCCCATGATGTGCTCATTGTTTGCGTTGCCCTCGTCTACAGTAAGATGTTCAGCTTTGTAAACAGAAATGTTGTTATATCCTAGCAAAGAAAGATATTCTCCAAGTATCGCCATTTTTGTTTTGTCAAGTGGCTCAGTAATGATTGGTGTGCTTAAGTCTAACACTTCCGGTTTATCTGTTTCAGAAATAAACTCGTCTGAATCATCATAAAAAATATACGGTAAACCGAGTTGTGTGTTATTTATCATTTGGCGCATCGAATTCTCATTGTCCTTGTTAGTTCGAATAATTTTAGGACGCATCTGCAAGGTGATGTTTACATCTTTTGCGAGTTCAACACGTGCCAGCTTTTGCGCATAATATTCGATGATTGGTACAAATGGAGAATAAGTAGCATCATTAAACACTAAAACACTGTTATCTTCATACCTTACAGTATGATAACCATTTGCCGTATTCACATGACGGATTCTCGGAATGTTATAAATGTTAAATTTACCTGTGTTCGCGGAAGGTAGGGCAACCATGCCGATAACCGGGTTCTCGAAAAACAGACAATTTCCTTTCATAATTAACGTCTGTTCTATCACTCTTTCAGAAACGGTGTCAGGTAAATTGTTCCACTTAAAACGGCTAATCGCTAAAACGTAAAGATATCTAAGATAATTCCAGTACGTCCAATCTCGATTTACACCACTCATAATTTTCTGGTCATACCCTACACCGCACAGACCGAGTGGGTCACGGCTTATACTGCGTCTCCCCATTTTATCCCTCCTTTCTATTCATTGTTTCCATAAGTCCCCACGTTCTCATAATCGTGCCAAAATGTTACGCCGTTTAAAAACATGCTTCTTATGGTGTCTAAGTGCTCGTTTGGTATATTACCATAAATATTAACGGTATTACACCTGACATAGTTGAATCTAGGACGATTGTTTAAATACGGTATTCCGATACGGTTAGACTTATAACCATACGCATCGAAATAACTTTGTAACTTAGAACGGAATTCCGGCTTAACTGTATACGCACGAATGATAACATCCAGTGAACCGTTTACTGCCATTAATACCGCTTCACTTCCGCCCGAAGAATTACCAGCAAGTCCGATAGCGCTTTGCATCATATCAATTTTCTGCCTGTCTCTCTCAGATGATTGCTGTTCTCTAACCACACTCTGAATGGTATTCGAAATTGCATTAATAATCCCGCTTGCGTCACCCTTGTTTGAAATTGCTTGACCGACACCAGTGGCTATCCCGGATATTGCACCAATAGCAATATTAGTTCGATTCTGGCTGTGAACCAAATTGTTTGTGCTAATCGCCTGTGATTTAGATAAAATAAATTGGTTATTCTGCACAGGAAATGATGGAAAACCAGAAAAACTTGTTCCAGCGTTTAGTAAATCGCTGTTGTTAATGTTACCATCATAGTCGTTTGCCGAAGCTAATAGGGTGCCGTCTGGTATAGGACTTCCTGTAATAGAAATAGATAACGTTGCACCGTTAATTAATTCTGGTTTTAAAACTACCCTATTTCCAGATGGCATTACTATCTCAAAAAAGCTGTACGGATAACAGTATAATTTTTTCTGAGTATAGTTTGGCAACATAGATTGCCAGTTTATATCAATTACTCGTTTTCTAGGACTCGTATTTCCGAAACATCTTCCAATACGAAAACCCATTGCGCTAGAAAAAATACCCTGTTTTGGAACAAAATCTGCTGGAAAAGGAAACACAGAAATGATAGATTGCGCTACCCATGCGTAGTCAGATAAACTTGCAAAAATATCTTGCAAACTTGAAGTGTTTTCGTCCACGAAATAAATACCTGCCGCAGATGGCAACCCGTTTATTTCACAACCGGGTGCCCCTTTTATAATCACCTCGTCCTCTGTTCCACCAGAATTTACAAGGTCTGCCGTGGAAATTATCAAATATGTGTTAACCTCAGACAGCGAATCAAGTGTGTAGACGCTTTCTTGATTGATAACATAATCTCCATAATCTACAGGTTCCACAACCGTATTATAGTTATAAGCATAACCACGCGGTGCATGTTCACGCGCAATGTCGCAATCTCGTATTACTACATTATTAAAATACGTCTGCCAAGCATCTAAGTGAAAGCGTATCAAAGATGTTTTGGGATTAACATACTCAATTGCATCCACAAAGCAGTACATCCAAATTCCGTTATACTGTGTGTTTTTAAACCGCATATAGTTAGATGCAAGTAACGTTTCCGCATTGTAGTTAACCTGTAATGCTCTGTGTTCGCGTATGTATTTAAACGTAAAATTACCAGCTATCACTTTACCGTCAAAATAACTATCTCTGGCAGACTCAGACGCAAAATAAAGTTGACGATTTTCCGCTACGGGAATATACCCTAAAAGCTGGAATACATTTGATTGCATTGCTCTTGTTTCTACATCTGTCATAAATTCCATGTTCATGCACCGCCTTTATTTTCAGCCACCTGCCGCAGTCACTTTTTTCTCCCCGTGTACGGAGTTATCGAGATACGGCGTAGCGTAAATAGTAAGAGCTCCTTTTTCTTCTGCGCCTACACTCAGCACGCCCTGATCATTCATACGTGTACTGGAAGATGTATTTCCGAGAACAGACCACATTACAGCCTGAGACGGGTTGTTTGTTCCGGTTACTGTTGCTGTATAAACAGAACTTCCACCGGGGGTGTAGGTGTCAGCACCGGCAATTGTTACACTGGTAACTGTCGGAAGAGCCGCAGTCGTAATCGCGATGGCATTGTGGAACGGAGAAAGGAAGTAAGTCTGCCATACGTGCAACCAGTAATTCCAAGAGAGTTTTTCCCGGTCATAGAAATCGTTTGCTTCGAAGAGATTATCATAAATGTTCAAAAATTCCTCGTCGGCAATGATGGCTATAATTTCGGGGTGATTCGGAATCTCCGGAATTAAGGTTATTCTTCCAAGGAATCTAGCCTCGTCCATATGGAACGCGTAAGCAAGAGCCTGTACGCTGGTAACAGCATCTGCTTTTGGGGTAATGAAAAGACGCTGGTCTTCCAGAGACGTTGTGTTCATAACTCCGGCGGCGTTCATGGAACGAGTAGGAAAACGTAATGTATTAGACGCAATTCTAAGAGCGGTAAGAAAGCTCTTTGCACTTGCTTCATCGGTCGGTTCGTCGGCATGAACCAATTTAAACTTTCCGCTGTCAACATAATCAACAAACAGAGCAAGTGTGTACGCGAATTCAGCAACATCATTACTGGTGTACATACCATTTATAACTCTGTCTACCAGAGACGCAACACCTTCTTCGGAATAAAAAGCGGCCTGTAAATCTCGTCTCCAAATGGTCTGTTTAAAATAGTCCTCCCGGTTACGGTTGTGGTAGGCAACTTTCAGGTCAGGCTTTTCAGTCTTTAACATTGCCCATGGATCGGTGTCCTCGCCATAAGCATGCGCTGTTGCAATGTCAACCCAGATATCCTCAATCGTATATCCATACGGTATCATACCACGCTTTGCAAAACCGAAGGGATTCGTAAAGTACATTTTGTTTACTTTAGTGAAGGAAACCTTGTTCACCAGAAAGTCGAAGAACCGGTTCATTACAGGTTCATAATTCATCATCGTACCGCCGAACTCACGAATGTTCGTACTTACGGGTTCCGGCAAAAGTCCTTCATATTCCGTGCCAGCTAAACTTGCTCTAAAGTCCGCAAGCAATGCGGGAACATTTGATACTGCATTTTTTACTGCCATTTCTTAATCCTCCTTTAAAGGTTTAGATAGTCCTCAATCTTAATGGTTGGGACTTCTTTCTTTTCTTCATTCTGCACAATATCGCTTATGACTTCTTCCTCAGCAACGCTGGGTTTTGTGAAGTCATTAATGTACTGTGCACGGATTCTGTCGCGGTCACGTTCCACTTCACTGTAATACGCCGCCGCTTCATTAATTGCCGAACCGATAAAAGTTTCGTCATAGACTTCGCCTTCTTCCAGTTCTGTACCAGCTATCCGTCTTAACATCCTCAAAAGCTTCTCATTCATGCGTCTTTCTCCTTCCCTTATTTCGTCAATCCCACATTTAAAGAAATAGGAGCGTCTAAAAATCGAAATGCGGGATTGCAAGCCGGTATGGGACTGCCAGCGTATTACCGCTTTCCCTCAGCAGTCTACCAAAATTTAAACACTCCTACTCAATATAATTGTATCATAAGTACGACAATATGTCAAGCATTTCTTTTTTGATATCCACATTTTCAAACCACGCTTTTCCGGCATTATAATAACGCTTGAATGACATAGCTGTCTCTGAAAGCTGGGACAGTAAATAGGTATCCTCAAAATGGGAGTTCGCATCAAACGCAAATTTAAGTTTGAACTTTTCATTTGCTTTGCTGGAAAAATAAAGACAGTCCTTATTTATCCAAACCCCTATGTTTTCTGCGGTTCCTAAAACACCGTCGTTTATAGTTATTGTGCAGTAGTAATATTTATCTTTGGTTTCCAATTTGCGAACAAACGAATAGGTGTCAAGCATGTATTTATTTGACGATGCAAATTGTACGTAATTTGATTCACTAAAAGCACGGTTGAAACCACTGGAAAGTAGGGCTTCTTTTGCGGCCTGATTCTCCGTTACTTCCAGCACCCAACCATCACCGCGCAGAAATTTTGTGTCAGATTCCAAACGCTTCTGAATTCCCAAAGCCTTGTAATAAGGATTCAAGATGGAAACGTTATTTCCGCATAAAATATTACGCACATATCTAGTCTGTTTTCCAAACCCTCTGGCAATGGAATTCTGGATACTTATAAATTTAGAAATCTCATTTTCACAATAATGCTCAGTCTCAGACTGGAACTCGTCCATGAACCGATTTTCCACTTCTATAAAACGTGAGGAAACCTTCTTTATTGTGTCGGCGTTATTAAGGAAGGTGGCAAAACCACATTCCGTGTCATTCAGATACAAAACTTTATAAGCACCTCTCATTTCAGACTTTGCGTGCATTTCAAAATCAGGAGGGTAAAGCTGCGCAATGTCACTAAAAAATGAATTCTCACAGTCAGACAACTCGTAGTTGTATCTGTATTGTAGCATAAATTTACGCTTATTATCGTTCAAAAAATCCTCAAAAATTGTGCGTTTTGCTGAGAACGTTTTTCCGGCTGTACGATTACCTGTTACAATAAATAATTCTGGTGTTTTACCATTCAGGTCTTTCTTGCTTAGCAATCTGGATATGTCATAGTACTTACCCATGTGTTCCTCCTTATATTAAAATAGGGACGTTTTCACGCCCCTAATAATTGCAGATATATAAAAATGTGTTTTTAGATAGCTTTAAGCTGTAAAAATTCTCTGTCTAATTTAGATGTGCCCGACGCAATCTGTACCCTGATAGGGTGTTCTGCGCTAGGTTCTCCAAAAATGTCTACAAGATTCTGAACACAATCGTTTACCGTAGGGGACATAGTTGTGTACATTTCTCCTTCTGCCGTAAACAGTACGGTGCATACTCCCAGTTCCGGTTCCTTTGTGTTCTTTCTCTCGGTTTCGTACTGCACGATATCAGTTACGGAAAACTCATCGCCCACAAAGTCTTGCATCTGTTTACCGTTTACAGTACGCGCATTGTAAAGCATCATTTTGTCGGTAGTGGTGTTAATTAAATCTCTCATTTTCTTTTCTCTCCTTATTTGTCATATTCATTAACATTGATAACTGATTATTCCGTTACGCCGAAAGCTTCCTTAATTTCTGCGTCTCCATCTGGTACAACAAAAGAATTCTTAATAAAATCTTCTTCGCTCATGGCTCTTGTCTCTTCTACTGTTGCTGTTCCAAGACAGATAAGCTTGCCCTCATGTTCAGGCCACTTTGCTGTTGCTTCTTTAAGGATTTTCTTTGTGTCCCCCAGCTTCTTTCCGGTAATCTTTTCAGGAAGGGTTACAACCTGTCCTGACTGCGTATCAAAATACGCGATTGTAGCTTCTGTGATTTTGAATGTTCTGGTGATATGACCTCTCATATTCTCGCCTCTCCTTTCATGTGCCTATTGTTTCGTTTTGGTCTATTAACTTGTTACAATTCATTATACCATGTTTTACTGCATTTTGTCAAGCACTTTACCAAAAGATTTCGGCGGCTTGTACGCTTTTTGCTTGTAAAGTGTGAAATCTGCATCCACCAAAAGAATCCCTCCCTTCACTTGCTTCTGCTTTAATTGACTATTTAACGTTAATCCATAATCAAAGCATGAGATAGGTCTTGTAGCAAGCAAATACTGTTTCGTGCGGTCTTGCATCCCAGCGCATTTAATTTCCCAGTGCGGGGTTACTTTTTTATGGTTTTCCTTGCGGATAAATTCACAGTAGGTTTTCTGGCGTATGAACTTTGCGCGGCTCCATTCTGATTCTAATTTCCAACATAATAACTTGGAGGAATGCTCTACAATTTTGTCTGGTTCACATTTTAACATATGCAAGCTATCTGTATCTGCATAAATAAAGTTATCATAGTTGGCTTGTGCATGTGTTATTGTAAAATAACGTGCATAAGATGTGACAAAACTTCCTTGTGCTATGGAAAGCGTTTTCTTATTATGCTCTTCATGCAAAATAAACCTAAGTATTCCATCCTCGTCTAAATACGGCTCCTGATAACTGCTATCATCATTTGTTGCAAGCTTTCCGTAACAGTTGTTCAGGAAAAGCTTTGCTTCTTCTCGTGCCCCACCTTCGGAATTCATTTTCATAGCCATATACTTGTCTATGTATTCGTCAAACAAACCAGCAACAGCATTAAAATAACAACCACTTAAAATCTCAATTTCGTGTATATCATAATGTTCCAAAAATAGCTTATAATCAAGACTGGTTAACGTAAATTCTGCGTATGCTAATTGCAGTATTCCATCCGCATCGTAATAATATGCATATTTTTTACCGCCAAACTGAACGTCCGAAGATGTTAGCCATTCCGTGGACTTATACATAAGACTATCTTTAATCTGCATCGTAGGCAAATGGTTAGGCTTTATTGTAAACCGTGCTTTTAGTCTCACAAAAAATACTCTATTCTCTTTCAATGCTTCTTCGGGTATTTTATTGCCTGCCCAGAATGTAGGCTTGCCTACAGGGTAAATATTCCCGCTCTTAGAATGCATAACAGATGGATAAAGACTGTTAACATCATATGTCATACCATCTAGGTCTATCCATTTATTCATATATTTAGGATTACAAAAACACCATCCACCCCGATAGGAGCGACGTATATATGCGTCTGCGTTTGGATATTTATAAGCTTGCTCGTCAAGTGTAATTGCTTTAAGGTCTGGATACATTGCATTCCATTGCTCTTTATCAAAGCACTTTTTATATTCGGCTATACAATTACTCCCTATCGTTAATCGTGTATTCCCAGAATCCAGCATAAATTCAAGAGCTTCTTTCAGTACCAAAACATCGTTTATTATGTACTGCATTTCTTCCGGTTTTATCAAACCGCCGGCATGACGTTCACCCTTATATTCCATTTCTAGTTTACGATGTTTTGTATTAAAAGCTTTTCCCATACGTGCTAGCGTCATTGGCATAAGCTTTGCACTATCTCGTATTTCTATTAATGTCCGTCCTGTGCAGACAGTAATGGAATACCAACGATTCTGGCCTGAAATGATTGCGTCGAACTCTCCTTTATAAAGTTTTTCGTAGGGCTTCTCCCGATGATGGAATTTATATCCATTTTCCATAAGAGTGTTCAGCAGAAAATTACCATCGAATTTTACGTTATGAAAATAGACAATCACTTTTTCTTCACAAAGATTGTGAAAAAACTTAATGAAATCATGAATATTATTATATACTGTAACGAAATCTGAATACAGTTCTGCAATAGCCGCACTCCATACTTCCGTACTCGTTTGTTGTTTTGTATCATCATCTACAGTTGTCTCAAAGTCGCACGAAAATATTCGCATGATTATACCGTCCTATTCCTCGTCATAAAATTCGTTTTCCATGAATGACCTTTTTTCGTTTTCTGGTACTTTCAAATATGTTAGCATTTCGTTCAATGATGCTTGCAGACGGATTGCGTCATATGCTTCTTTTGCAGATAGCCAATTTCCTTTGCGCTTTCCTTCTTCCAGCATCTGCGCCGCCGCGTCTGCACCATAAGTATTTACGATTCTGTCTATCCAGCTTTTCGCCATATCACGACGGTCTGTAACTCGTCTATCCCAGCGTCCAAAAACATATGACGAAATGAGGTCATAAAAATTCTCTAGGATAATGCTGGAAATATCTGGTGCTGTCGCGAACACATCCATGTTTCCGGTTTGCTGATAAAGCTTACGGTCTTGACGGTATCTTTTACGACCTTCTTTAGGAGTGAATATTTCTCCTGTGTTGAAATCAACGTAGGCTGTTGCGTAAGAGCGTCGTTTTTCAGGAGTGAGTTTTTTCAGGCGGTTTATGGAACCGCGAGTAATTTTCTTTGGAATTTTGGGAATTAACTTTTCTGTGTCGTAAATAAAACCACGACGGTTTTCTGCACGTACCCAAGACTGCAAGTTTTTACGGATTCTACGGTATTCTTTTTCTACGGCTGTTAATCGTTTTCTTCTTTTCGGCATGGCTTACTCTCCTTATAAAATTCGTCGGCATCTACAAAACAATCAATTTTAGAATACATCCGGTCTATTAAAGATAGTGCTACGTCTTGCTGGTCACTGTTTACACGTGTTAACACATTTCTTAATGCCAACATAATTATCGCATATTCCTGTCGCGTAAAACCTAGTATCACAATCTTCTTTTTCATTTGTTCACCTCCTTTGTCGCTATACTCTATTATATCATATTTCAGGACATTTGTAAATAAAATACACCTGTTCTATAATGTGTAGAACAGGTGTAACAATGGACTTAAAAATTGTCTTTTATGTGCTTTATAACTTGTGCAGTTATGGAACAGCCGATTAGATATACTATGAGTGATATTATTGCGGTTAGAGCGATTATGATAATTTCAATCATTTTGGAGTCCTCCGGTATTCTTTTGCCATGGTTAAGAAAGTATCAAATAAATATTGCAAATACATTATCTCTAGTTTACCCTCAGGTTTTAAAACTCCCCGAATATCAGAATATGTTACTCTAAGTCTGTAAGCTTCTTCATATGTTAATTCACCTCCATAAAACAGTAATGAAATGCTTGTTTCTCCTGTTACTGGAATTGGCATAACGGAAACTTCATAGTTGCTAGCTGGTATTATCTCTAGGAATTTGTGGATATCTCTTTTAAAGAATTCCTCAATCTGAAAATTTATATTTGTCATATTTAATCCTCCCATAATGCGGCGTTCTTAAGACGTTCTATATAGTCTGGAAAATAATGCATCATATTATATTCTAGGGCTGTTTCAAAGGTTGACAATGAAATGTATAATTTAGATGTGGATGTTCTTCCATTAATAATATTTGAACCAGTGAAATGAGAATTAAGAGTGATACACCCAAACTCATTTACATAAGCGGAAAAAGATTCGCCTTCACTTGTTTCTATACAACAGACTCTATCATTACGATAGAGTCTGAGATTATCTGAGCAAGTTTGTTCTATTAACTGTTCCATGATTGATTGAATGGCATCTAAGTTCATTGTATATCCTCCTTTACATGTTCCAAAGATAGTCGTTATAGTGTTCGTATTCATAGTACTCTGGTTCAGATTCATATTCGTCTGCGGGTTCGTCGGGAATGAATTCTTGCTCTTCTGCGTGGATTAGATTGAGTTCGTCAATGTAAGCTTTCAGAAGAGAGTCAGATATGAGAGAGTACTTATAGATAAGAACTTCCTTATTCAGTTGTTTGTTGTATTTTCTTGCGGTGAGAACCGCTTTTAATACTAGTTGTTCGTGATTCATTATAACACCTTCCCTCTAAATATTACTTGATTTTCTTTGAAACAACTTACCTCAGCGTCTGGAAAGAAATAATAAGCACGTCTGGCTTTACAAGTTAATGTGTTCTCGGAACCATCTAACAATTCGATGTAGGTATCTTCATTCCATGCTGAATTGCACATATATAAATATCCGAATTTTAAAGTAGAAACTTTTGTCATTTCTGATTCCTCCATATTCTATATTCGTCATGAGTCATTGTTTTATATCCACCTTCTACCTTAACTGCTACTCGTTCAGGATGATAGTGCTTTGCCCAATAACGAGAAATGTACAAACCAGTGTTCCAATCATAACCTTTAAATTCTCCATATTTACTTACCATAATG